GCGCGCGCCCGCGGGGCCACAGGAGGGCGTAGGGCGCGCGTCAAAAGACGGTCGTCGTGCCAGCCATCTTTTGCCCCTGGGGAGCCGTTGACTTTATACTCGAACACACTCAGTTCGTTTATCATTCCGGTATCACGCTCCACATAGGCACCCTCCCTAACCATGGCAATAAGGTTAGTAATAATAAGAGACTTTGTTGCCCGGTTTGTATGAAATCCCACGCGTATGCCGGGCAAGTCAGCCGAATACTCTCGGTCGTAACACTCGCGGTGGTACATATTTGGATAGTTCTCTGCCAATTCTGCAAGCAACGACAAGCCGGTCTCTCCGTCAGAACCGGAAGATTCAAGCGTATTCGATTCAACAACAAGCAATGCCTCGCCATACCACCTGCCCATAAGTGCCGCACGCTTTGTAAGTATATCGTGGTCGCAATGACCGCGCCACTGCGCAACCACTTCGGGCACACCTCCACAAGGGGCTGAATCAAGCACCAATATAACCGAATAATCGCTTTTATCAGAACGACCGCCAACATCAACAGCCACAACATACCTGTTACGGTAGTTTTCGGACCCCGAATCTGGAAGCTTCCATACAGAAAGGGTTCCGCGCCCGTCGTCGGCAATTTCCTGCAACTGACCACGAAGCCACATGTCGTCACTATTGCAAAGCACTTCCGACAAACACAACGGCAACATGCAGCCTTTGGCTAATTCAGCCACACACTCTGCAGGAAATACCGAGGAACCGGTATTGGCAAACGCCTCTACATCGTCAGTCGGATACTCTGCAGCCATAAGCTGCCGGGTCGGGTATTCGCGTCTTTTCTCCCTGTACCAGGCAATCTGCTCCAACGTACACCCGTATTTATGCCACAATCCGCGCTCATACGAATCAAGGCTGCTCCATAATGCTTCAACATCGCCAACCGGTTTTGAATACAGTTCAATTTCATACCACGGAACAAACACCGGTATTTTATCGCTCCCCTCGGCCGAACAAGCACGCAGCCATTCGGCATGAAAAAAGTTACCTGTACCGTTGGCAGTACTTTCCATTACAATAAGCGTAAACGGCTCACGCATTATAGAACCGCATATAGCACGCACAAAACCCTCTGGCGAATGCCTTGTGGTATCACCCCAGAAAGCAACCTCACTCAAATGTGCCATGGCAAAATCGCCACCACGCACCGAATCTTGTTTCTCGGCCGAGCCTAAGGTTACACGGCAGTCACGGCCAGGTATATAGCGTATATTGGTCGATCTTTCGTAAACCCGGAACTCTGGCCGGCATACACCGTCCTCATCCCAAACATCGGCAGGATAATCCGACAGAATTTTACTGTACATGCCACGTATAGTGGCTGCCGTATCCTTGACATGGGCGCATATCAGCGAATTCCACGACCTTTTATGCACAAGCTGAATCCAAGCCATGTACACCTGAACCAGTGTAGAACCCACTAACATCTACTCATATATTTGAAAATTTTGATTAACTTTGTGGTATGGAAAAGAAAGTTATAGCAATAATACGAACATCTACCACACAGCAAGAGATAGATAGCCAGAGAGAAGAGGTACTGTCTATGGCTATTGCTGATGGTTACTCTATAGATGAAATTGAAGTAGTTGGTAGAGCTGGTGCATCTGCTATTAAAGTAGATGAAGCCTATCAAGAGAATATGAATAGAGTATATGAGCTTATAGATACTATTCCAACTATACAAGCTGTATATGCGTGGGCGATTGACCGTATAGGTAGGAATGAGGAAATTCTGATGAAGCTAAAAAATACTCTTATTAAAAAGAAGATTCAGCTTGTAATAAAGAATCCTTCACTTAGACTTCTAGAAGCTAATGGGGATGTAAATGCTGGTGTAGAACTTGCATTTAGTCTATTCGCTACAATGGCGAAGCAGGAAATGGAACAAAAGAAAGCTAGATTTAACAGAGCCAGAAAGCGGAATGATGAGAAAGGTAAATATAATGGTGGCTATGTGGCTTATGGCTATATGGTAAAGGATGGCTATATAGTAATCAATGAAGAGGAAGCGAAAATAGTAAGGCTTATCTTTACAGAGCTAGCTAGCGGTAAATATAGCTGTGATGGATTAGCTAGAGAATTGCAGGATAGAGGCATTAAGTTTAAGGGTAGGAAGATGCTTTTTTCTAATGTTAGAGGTATCTTAAAGAATAAGATTTACTGTGGTGAACAGCTTAATACCGCTGGCTCTGTTAGGAATGTACCACAGATAGTTAGTAAGGAGCTTTATGTTAAAGCTATAGCTGCAATATCGGCAAATAATCCATCTAAGACTAATTCAACTACTAACCGCTATTGTTTTGGGTTAAGGCTGATTAAATGCCCTTATTGTGGATGCCATTTCTCAGTAGCAGCTAAATTATACCAGTGCCACAATCATAATAGGAATTACTATGATAGCAGGCAAGGGTTTGAGAAATGCCCTAATGGTATATCTATAGGAGCAGCTAATTTAGATAGGCTTCTATGGTATGCAGCAGCTACAGTACACTTTGACTATCTAAAGCAACTCACTGGAGAGAGGGATGAAGAGATAGATGGTAAGATAGAAGTGCTTAACCAAAAAATTCAACATCTACAAAGTATGATTGATTCTTTATCCGATAAGAGGAAAAGGATAAATCTAGTATTTATGGATGGAGATATAACTAAAGAAGATAGAGATTCCAGACTGTCTAAACTAGTGCGAGATAATGAAACCTATGCAGTTCAAATTAGGGAGTATGAAGAAGAGATAGGTAAACTTACAGCCTTAAAAGATGGTGATGTAGGTGATGAAATAGTATTTGAGAGCTTTAGGAGCTTGATGATGTTGGATGATAAAGAACTTCAGTGTAAGATAGTACGGAAACACATAAAGAACATACAACTTGAAAAGGCTGAATATGCGCCCTATAAAAGAGTGCTGAAGATTACCATTCAGTTCTATAATCATACTGATTTACAGTTTCTATACTTGGCTAAGAGTTTAGGTGAGTTTTTCCCTATAATTAATGGTAAAGTAGAGAGGGATATGGATGGCAAACTAAAGCCTATACCTAATCTGAAAGAGTGGATAAAGCTCATTGGCAAAGAGGTATTAACCTATTACCGTATGAATCCAGAGTTGATAGCAGCTAAAGAAGCAGGAGATAAAAATGCTCTACAGTATCTTAAAGAAAAGTATGGAGTTTCTAGAAGGGATATGATGTTTATATCTAAGACTGCTACTAGATTTGCTATACCGACTGCTGATGCTGCTTTGGGTAGGCTTATGGATAGGCTTAAAGCCAAAGGGTTAATTATTCCGATGGATAACGCAGCTATTCCTATCTGATAGCGGAAAAGATTTTAACACAATATAATAACTAATCTACGACATTCTTTATTGATTGATATGAGAGCTTGATTAGCCATTGATATTGTGTGATACACTACTCTTATTGAGTTATCTAAGTAGTATGATATGGTAGTAGGTGTATGCTGTATTATGTACGTTATATCTTTGAAATGAATGAAAGAAAACAATCTATTACTCTAGCCTAGCAGGGATGGGATATTTACACTTTATAGGGGTATGGGGTGAAATTTTTAGGGTTAAAGCCTTCAAACCACGCCCCCCTGACTTTTTCACGGATTTTGAATTTGAAAATTCAAAAAGGTACTAAAAAAGCTCCAACTGATTAGGCTGGAGCTTTTGTTATGGATGTGGTTAGTATTGGAATATTGGTCTGCCTTCAATTCTATCAAACGCATAAAAGGAAGATTCTCCATCAAATGTATAGTATTTGTATTTACTCTGAAGTACCTTCATTTCATCTATCAATCCTTTTATTTCGGAATATGGGTATTTGCTCCAATCGGTATTATCATTAACCACGATATTTAGCGGTTCATCCACATAAATATCATAATTGTATAATAACGCTTGCTTTATGTCTTTATATAGATTGGTCGTGTTTAGTGTTTTGATACGAGAATCTGGATAAGGTCTAAGTTCCCAATCCTCTTCTTGATTAGATACCATAATAACCTTATCGGCAGAAAGATAGAAATATGTATCTTCCGTATTTCCATCCCAATAAACTTCAACACCTCTACCATTGGCTTTATAGGTCGCTTCTGGTTCATCCTTATCATCCCCACAGCTAGTAAAGGCGATAGCTGTAAAGATAAGCAGAATGGAGTGTAGGATATACTTACTCATTGTGGGTTAGATTAATGCAGGGGATAATACTTTATGTAAGAACTATCCCCTGCAAGTTATCATTTTGTGTAGCGTTCCCAAGTCCAAAGGTCGTAATAACCGAAAGCATCTTTATCATAGCCTTCGCCACTACCAGCTTCTTTGTCGTATCTACGCCATACAATTTTGTTTCTAGATACGGATTCTGCTCTCATTTCCTCAATTTGGGTTTCACCATAGAAATTGATATTGACATTAACCCAACCGTCTTTGTAAGTCCAAGTAAAAGAGTATCCTTCACGGTTGTTTTGATAATCAGTAGGATTTTCATATCCTACTCCAGTTCCATTGGCATTTACGGTGAGAATGTCGTTATCTCCATCCTGCGCCCAATCCCCTACGATGATAGAGGTTAGTTCATCTCCTGCTGGTTCATCATCATCATCGCTACAGCTAGTGAAAGCCATTGCCATAATGACACACAGAGCTACAGCGACCAGCGACTGTAGATGAAATAGTTTGTGTTTCATTGTAAAACAATGTTTTGTGCTTCACAATCCCGATAAAGCGGTTACTTGTTGGATAAAGAAAAGGTGTGGGATTGTACCTGCTTTATCCGGTGATAGGCTTCTAGCATTGCCTTAGATAGTGATAAAACAGCAAACCCACACCGATAAAGCTATGCAGATACCCCTAGAGGGGGGTAGGTACAAGCTACCGATGCAGATGCTATTTGTGCTTATCTTACTATCTATGAGGAAATTTTGCTAGAATTTATCACAGAAGATAACTCAAATAACACCCTTTCAGATGTATGAGCCTACGCTAAGGCTCTATTTTCACTTACAAAGTTAATAAATTATTCTGAAACAGCAGTGTTACATATAAGAAAAAGAGCCAGACTAACTAAATAGCCTAGCTCTTTCTGTTTTATAAGATTATAATGGCGGTTAATATAAGAGTAATTACTATTCCGATGAATAAGCCTAATACCAAACTATCCTACCACTTTTCTAATGTCGGATTCTCCTACTCTGATTTGATGTTTAATTTGATTGTGTAAAGAAGTCCTACAAGCATAAGAGCATTTAAGACTACTACAGTAATAAAGAGTATTGTTATCATAATATTTAAGTGTTTTATTGTGCTTTAATCCATTTATCTTCTACTCTGATTAATCTTAGTGCTAGGCTCTTAGGTATTTTGATAGTCTATTTGGCTACCTTATCACTATATACTGCTGTAGTCTTATTGCAGTAGGTAGTATCAATCTTAGCACTACCATCTTTAATAGCCTATGCTACTTTTCGGAGTGGGAAGATGTAAACAGTATCATTACCAAAGAAATTTACATAGGCAGCATTATCTATAGCTCCACTATTTACCTTATCCACTAGAGCGTTATACTTACTAAGCTCCATTAAGTAAGTATCATATCCTTCATATCTCTTATCTCTCACCTTAATCTCTACTCCTATGGTTCTGCCATTTCTCTTATAAAGCATATCCATAGTATCATATTTATCTTCTGTTTCAAGGTATTCTGTGATGTTGCACTATTCTAGAAGGCTCTTAAACATCTATCTGCCTTCCTATTCTGCTTTGCTAAAGTTATCCATTTTATCCTATCATTTGTATCTAGCTTCATATTCATTCTTTCTATCCATTTAATCATTATCATCATTTCAATAAGCTATTAGTTATTAGTAAATTGTGTTATATAAATCGCTCACTCCATCTTCTAAGAAGAGAAGAGTGTTATTCAGTATCATCTTATTTCCTTCCATCTATCTCCACAGCTCTATTACTTGGCTGTGATTAGTGGTAAAGCCTACTTCTAAAGACTGATTGGTAACAGCCATAGCAAGTAATCTACAATTATCTGTAAGCTCCTATACTATGGCTATCTAATCCTGCAACTATATCAAATATATCATTCCTCATAATAGGCTCTAAACTCTTCATATAAATCTATCTTATCTTCTGTTACAAGTCCTTCCTTTAAGGCTCTGAGTAAGTTCTTATCCGGCTTAATATCTCCGATTCTCACAGAATCATCTGATAACCCAAACTCAGTATAATAATCTACCTGCTCCTTTTCTGCTCTGTAGTTCATCCATATTCTAGTTACCAATTTCTTAGCATAACTCCATTCTGTAGTATTTGAATAATCTTTATAAAGAGATTGCAAACGCTTTTCATCTTCTCTAGTTCCTTCAGTAGTATCAATCAATCTAAAGGAGGGGTTATTAGTTTGGTACTGCTCAATTCTCTTTCTAAGTGTAGTATCATTCTCAGTATATCCGATTTTGGCGTAAATGCCAGATTCAATAAAGTATAGCATAGTATCAAAGATTAAAGTTAAAGGGTGTTTTGTGCATCTCATATCCGCTTACTACTTTTCCATCTATTCTTTTCTGTATCTTCTCCACTCTATAAAGATTGCATTGCTCAATAAGACTAGCCTTAGCTGTGGTACTCATTTTTCTCTTCTTAAACTCTTCGGCAAACTTGGCTTTAAGGTCGGGATTTTTAATAAAGCCTTCGGTATATACTGCTAGGTAAACTCTATCCATCTATTTCTTATCTTCAACTGCCTTCATCATTTTCTCCTTATTCCATCTAAGTGTATTCATTTCCGATTCTTTGAGGTACTTTCTAAATGTAGGAAACTCTGGATATTCTAACTCATAGCTATCAGAAGGATTCTCTAAGTAATCTTTAAGTAGCTGCTCATAGCTCACTGTAACAGCCTTAGCAAGTTTAATATTAAAATCATCCCAAACTGTAGCGGTAACTGGTGTGAATTTCTCTGATTGATTGTATGCCTTATAGATGCTGATTCCATCTCTATATTTCTTTCTAAGTTCCTGCTTGTAGATAAATGACTGCTCTTTTAATGCGTTAAATACCATTTCTCCATCTATGATAGATACAAGCTCACACTCAATACTATCACCTAGCTTAGTTCCATACAGTTCACGCTCTTCTTTATTGAGCTTAGTATATCCACTTATAAGTATATTTGCTCTATCTCTCTTAGCATCCATTTCTAAAGCAAACTCTTCATCATCCATTATATTCCGATTGGTAGAATAAAGATGAATCAGCGTATTTCTAAAGATATTCTGATACTCATTATTATATCTTAATCTTCCTGCTATCTGCTCTAGAGTTGTGGATATATCTACGAGTGTTTGAGTTTTATAAGCATCAGAAGCCACTATAATAAGACCGTTATTTGTAAAGATATTGCAGCCTTGAAAACATTTCTTTGTAAAGAAGTTGATTCTCTTATTTGGACTGCTAACCGATTCTATCTCATAATTCTCACCTAGAATCTTAGTGTTACGGATTCTAGTTGCACAGCATATCTTTACTTCATCTGGCTTCAGTTCAAGAGTATCTACAATCTGCTTTATAGTAGTTACAGAGTTGAGGAATATATACAGCTCTTTGACCTCGCTTAGTTCACCATTAACATCCGGCACATTAAAGCCTTCTGTAAGGTAAATCTGAATTAACCTAGCTAATCCTTTTGTAAGATTGCTAGCCTTATATCTCATTGGTGTAATCTTCTGTAATCCCTGCCACTCTACCTTATAATGTGGAAGCTCCTTTATAAAGTCTATTTCAAAATCCATATCAATAGGAGTAGCGGATAGAAAAGAATAATGCTCAAACTTCTTTACCTCATTCAGTAATCCATCAATAGCATTATATCTAAAATCCATATCTTCTAAGATTAGGTGGTATTCATCTACCAGTAGCTTCCATCCTGCTACATTACCTATCCATCTAATCAGCTTGGGTAAGCTATCATAGGTAACTGCTACCTTATACACCTCATTCTCCTTTAGGTACTTCTTAAACTCATACTCTCTAGTTCCACCGTAACACTTGAAGATAGCGTATTTGTTATTCTTATCTGCTACTATGCTATCTACTAAATCTCTAAAAGGGCAAACTATAATGTAGTTACTACTGCAATTAGCAGCTACATAAGTTCCACCAACATCTGTCTTAGTTTTGTTGATTACTCCGAATGGTAATCCGTTTTCAAATTCTGGCAGCTCACTAAGGTATCTGTGGCTTCCACCATTAATAATAGTGTGTTTCATAAAGTTAATGTAATAATTAGTGTGTTGATAATGTGTATCTGAAAATTCTATAGGTATATCTATTTCTCCTGCTACAGTAAATTTTTCCGTTACCTATATATAGGCTTCTGAAGAAAAAATTTACACTTGAAGGCAAAATATAGGCGTTATCACAACGCCTAATATTCTGAATTGCATTACAATTTAATAAATGTCAGTTGTAAAATTTAATTATGCTCAATTTACACCCTACTGGACGAACAGCAATAGATGAAAATTAGTGGAGATTAGCAGAATCGGACTGCTTTTTGTAGTATGCCATACTACCGTAATAGCCATTATACGAAATCCCCAATTTAGCTACTAGACCTGCCTAGTAGCAAACGATTCAATAAATATTTAATATGTCAGATGTGATTTTCTAAGGAAAGTAGGGAACTTGGTTAGCTCCCTACTGAAAATGAGAGGATATTATGATATAGTTGCAAATTTTGCTAATTGTTTATTTCTCAATTTCTTATATGCAAATATAATCATCTTTCTAGACAAGTCAAAATAAAAATATCACTTTTTTCAAACTTTGTATCTAGGTACTTATAAGCTCCGATTTTCACGGTTGGAGCTATGCCGATTCTGAAAAAACGGCGAAAACACGCCGCTTAGAAGCCGGGACTGTAAACGTAAATTTTTTACGTTATCTGTATAGGTGGACTTGAAGAAAAACTTTACACCGAAAAGTAAAGAAAAGGGGTGGTTAAACCCCTAATCTTTCTTTTACATTAATTTTTATGAAATTTCTACCAAAAACACCCGCCAAAGTGCCAATGAATGTAGCTCAATTTTGATACTACAAAGATACTAACTTTTTGACTGAAAGCAAAATAATAATATCTCAAAGTTGAATATCCATCTTTATAAGGTTCTTAGCCGTGTGTAGTGCCGTGTCGGTGGAGGTAGCTGTGGCACTCCTTACAAACGGATAGAAGGTTAGTGTAATCATACGCTTTAGTTAATCTCTGTAAGCCTTCATAGTTCAGAAAGCTATCTTTGTGGTGAACATCTATAGCAGGGGTTACTTTATCTTTCTGTAGGCATAGCTCACATAGTGGCTACTCCATTAACTTAGCAGCTCTTAGAGCCTTCCACCTTTGGCTCTGATATATCTTCTACCGATTCTCTCTATTAATCTTTCTTATTGGCTCTTTTGTAGGCTTTTTTAGAAATGGCATAGGCTTGTACTTTCTCTTTAAGGTTCTACATAGAGGGTTTATCTTCTGGAGCTTCTAGAGTGGTGTCAAGTTCTATAGGCTCTTCTGAAAATGAATCTTCGGCTTTATCATACACTTCACCTAATTGCATATAGTAGTTAGCTTCCTTATCATCCTATTCATAGGCATATCTCAAATTATAGAATTGATGTTTGAACTGCTCTACAAAATCCTAATCGGAATTATAGGAGTAGGTTAGCTTTAAGTATGTATCATTAAAAGTATCTTCATCCTGCTCACTCTTTACTAGAAGAGAGTGTAGGTAGTGGTAGTGTGTGGTTAATAGCTAGTTTACTTCAACATTATAAACAGCCTTCTTTATATTCACAAACTTTCTTTTGTAGCTACTCCAGTAATTAACCATTCGCTTTTTCATATTCGCTTATGAACTAATCTAGAATGTATCTTATAAGAGCTGATTTAGTTATATCTAGCTCTTTACTCATTTCATCAAGCATAAAAGATTGATGTGGTGTTACCCTAACTCTTAACTGAGCGTCTTTATTGGTAGTTTTGTCTTTCATAATATATTGATTTTTAGTTTTTTAATTATATACAAAGTTAATACTTTTTTCAGACACTCCAAAATAAAAGTATCACTGTTATTATTTGATTATCAGAGCATTAAATAGGAGAAGAGCTAGTGTATCACAGTGATTCTAGGACTTGATAGAGATGGTATTTTGTGACACATTTTATTGTATTAGTAATAGAAAAAGGAAGTAAAACACATATTATTACTATAACTATGGATAATGTTACGCTGAAAAATAATGCTGCTCCTTCACATATCGGAATTATCTACATTTACACTTCTCCTTCTGGAAAGGTATATATAGGATAGACCATTAACGAAAAAGTAAGAAAATACTAGCATAAATGGTATGCCGATAATGGTTATAGTGGCTACTTCTATAAAGCAATAAGAAAGTATGGATTTGAGAGCTTTGAATATGGGGTACTGTATCAGACTTCAAGCAATGATAAGAAATAGCTGAAAATTCTGTTAGATTAGAAGGAGAGCTATTATATAAGTCAGTATAAAGCCAATAATCCGAAATTCGGATATAATCTAACAGAAGGCGGTGAAGGTACTAAAGGCTCTGGAATTGAGGTATTACTTACTAAGGATGATGAAACCTTAGAATTTAGAAGTATTACTGACGCTGGGAAGTATCTAGGAGTTAAATATATATCTGGACTAAGTGAAGTTCTTAGAGGTAGAGCAAAGAGTTATAAAGGCTATACTATCCGCTATAAGGATGAATCTAGGGCGGTATATAAACCAGAGCCATAGAATATATCAAGACTTAAATAGATGCTTGGAGCTATGCCATAGAAGAGCCTATAGGAGCTTAAAAAAGAAATAAAACATTAAAATTACTAACACATTAATTATTACTCAATTATGAACGATAAATTTAAGATTCCTACGGATATAGAGGATGAAGCAAAGGAGTATATTAAGGATGTGCTTACTATGCTTGAATCTAATGGAGTTATGGAAGATGTTGATACTGCTGCTCTTACTATGTTGGCTAGAAATTACTCTGTATTTATAAAGGCTAGTAAGCAGCTAGAGAAAGATGGATTAACAGTAACATCCGATAGAGGTAATATAGCTGCTCACCCTGCTATCAAGATAGCCAATGATGCACAAACTAAGGCTATGAAAGTTATGGTAGAATTTGGCTTAACTGCTAAGGCTAGAACTAAGCTACCGAAATTGGAAGCCAATACTGGTAATGATTCACCTTTAGAAGCCTTCATTAAGAACAATAAAAAGAAGGAGGTAAGATGAATGTACTAAGTTTATTTGATGGTATTAGCTGTGGTAGAATAGCCTTAGAGAAGGCAGGTATAAAGGTAGATAACTACTTTGCATCCGAAATCAAGGATATAGCTATTAAGGTTACACAGAGCAATTACCCGGACACAATACAATTAGGGGATGTTACTAAGGTGGATGCTTCCACTCTTCCTAAGATTGATTTACTTATTGGTGGCTCACCCTGCTAGGACTTCTCTTTAGCGAATCGGAATGTAGCAGGTTTAGACGGAGAGAAATCTAGCCTATTCTATCATTATTATAGGCTGCTCAATGAACTAAAGCCTAAATACTTCCTGCTTGAAAATGTAAAAATGAAAAAGGCTGATTAGGCTAAACTATCTGAGCTGCTTGGAGTAGAGCCGATAGCCATTAACAGTAGCCTTCTCTCTGCTCAGAATAGACCTCGCTTATATTGGACTAACATTCCTAATATTGTGGCTCCAGATGATAAAGGGATAAATCTGAATGATATTCTAGAAGATGGCTATTCTCCTAAAGATAAAGCCAGATGCCTTCTAGTTAGTGATTCTAGACCGCTCACAACTCCTATAAAGATGTTTCATAGATTCTATGCTAAAGCCTTCACTACCCTTATCTTCAGGGATTAGAAGCACTATGAGCAATGTAAAGAATATTATGATACTCACTTTAGAGGGATGGCAGCTAAAGATATTGTATGCTCTTCACCTATCTTTGATGGTGTACGTTATCCGAATAAGGCAGAGAGAGAGAAGCTATAGACTATGCCAGAAGGCTACTGTAAGCTCCTTACTGAGAAAGAAGCTGCTGATGTCTTAGGTGATGGATGGACTGTAGATGTATTGGCTCACATATTTAGCTTTATAAGTGATGAAGGGAAGAGAAGTTAAAGCCTATGATAAGGCTACTAATGAGCTGGTAGGTATCTTTGATTCTGCTACTAATGCTGCTTATGAATTTGATATAGATTATCAAACTGTAAAGAAGAGCATTTAGGGAAAGGATATTAAGGGTGAAGTTTACTTTAGAAGTGAAGATGAATCACCCTTTACTAATCGGAAAGCTAAAGTATATTGGTACGATAACACGACTAATCAAATACTCGGTATATTTAATTCAGCTTTAGAAGCTAGTTAGAAAACTGGTATTCCTGCTTCTACTATTAGAAATAATCTTTACGGAAGGACTAAAACAGCGGTTAAGAAGCAATACTACTTTAGAAGTCCGCAAATTGAATTTAAGCCGGAGCATCCAGAGCCTTATATTTAGAAAGGGAGAAGTAAGGACTGGTTAAAGAAGGCTGTAGATGTCTATGATGCTGAAACCGATGAACTATTAAAGGAATGTGAGAGCGTAACAGATGCAGCTAATTTTATCGGAGTTGATAGCGGTAGAATAGTATCACACTTAAAGTACATTCCTAAGATAAAACACTAGTCAACAATACATAAGAAATACTACTGTAAATACCACAATGAATAAACCATACTACTAGTATGCTGTAGATGTGGTAGCAGGTAAAGTAGTATGTTGTGAGAGTATTAAATTAGCTTGTAAGCGTTTTCTATCCGATTTAGAAAGAAGTGATTTAGACTTTAGAGAGGATGTAGTGGATAATGCTATAGACTTTATAGGGATTCTGAAACACTTTGCAGGAAAGAGTAGCGGTAAGCCATTTATCCTAGAGAGTTGGCAACAGTTTATAATAGCCAATATTCTAGGATTCTATTGGAAAGATACCGATTCAAGACGCTTTACAAGCTCCTATATAGAAGTATCTAGAAAGAACGGAAAAACAGCCTTAGCTGCTGCTCTTTGTATGTACTTCCTAATAGCTGATGGTGAAGATGGTGCTGAAGTGGATTTAGCTGCTAACAGTAAGGAATAGGCTAAAATTGCCTTCTCCTTCTGCTCCAACTTTGCCAAACAGCTAGACCCTGCAAGCAAGCTGTTAAAGGCTTACAGAGATTCAATCTTACTTAATGCAAATGATTCTAAGCTGAAAGTATTTGCAGCCGATGATAGCAAGCTAGACGGATTTAACGCTAGCTTTGGATTGGTGGATGAATACCACTCTGCTAAGAACTCTAGAGTAAGGGATGTTATTAAAAGCTCTATGGGTATGAGATAGAATCCGCATTTATGCACTATCACAACAGCCGGATTTGATAAAACATTACCCTGCTACAAACTAAGAACTACAGCCATAGAAATATTAAATGGACTGAAAGAGGATGATAGTATGTTTATCGCTATCTACTCTTTAGATGATGAAGATGATTGGACTGATGAAAAGAATTGGGTAAAGTGTACTCCTAATCTAGATGTTACTGTTACAAAGAAGTACATTAAGGAGTAGGTACAATCAGCTATAAATAATCCTTCGGAAGAGGTGGGAGTAAAAACTAAAACACTTAATCTTTGGTGTGATAGTGCTTCTGTATGGCTTCCAGAATCTTACATAGTTAGGAATAGCAGGAAGGTTAATCTATCCGATTTTGAAGGCTGTGAGTGTTATGTGGGTGTGGACTTGGGAGCTACCTCAGACTTAACAGCGGTATCTTATATGATAGAGAAGGATGGAACTTACTACTTCAAGACGGATTACTATTTACCAGAATCGGCATTAAAAGAGAAAGCTGATAGAGAGCTTTACAAATATTGGAAGCAGCAGGGATTACTGAAGGTTACAGAGGGTAATGTTACTGACTACGATTATATTACTAATGATATTGTGGAAGCTAGTAAATCCCTTAGAATCCGTGCTATTGGCTATGATAAGTATAATGCTACTCAGTGGGCTATACACGCTACAGAGCTAGGTTTACCACTTGAAGAGTATTCTCAATCTCTAGGAAACTTCAATAAGCCTACTAGAGAGATGGAGAGGTTAATCTTATCTGGTAAAGCTGTTATAGATACCAATGAAATAAATAGATGGTGCTTTAAGAATGTCACTCTTAAATCAGACCATAACGGAAATGTAAAGCCGAACAAAGGAGTAAAGGCTAAGAAGATTGATGGAGCTATAGCTATGATTCAAGCTCTAGGAATGTATCTCTTAGTACCTCACTACTCTAATGAAATAATGATTTTATAAGATACTATTAACTATAAATAAAGCTATTATATTATGTTTAATTTTGGAAATAAACGGAAATAGCCAGAGGTTAAGGAAGAGAGGGGTAACTTCTCTGATTATCTGCTTTATAATAGCTCTACTGCCTATACTACTGAGAAATCTATGTTACTATCTGCCGTTTACAGATGTGTAGAGGTAATATCGGATTCAGTAGCACAGTTACCACTAGAGCCTTATAAAATAGATAGTAAGGGATATAAAATAAAGTTCACTTCTCACCCTACATATAAGCTACTTAATAAAGAGCCTAATCAGAGAATGACTAGATTCACCTTTATTAAGACACTTATAGTAAGTACATTACTTAGGGGTAATGGATATGCTTATATAGAGAGGGATGGTAAAGGTGATGCTATGGCACTCCACTTAATTCCTTCTGAGCTGGTTACAATCAATAGACCTAAGAGCCTAAGAGATTCTGTTACATACGGTATAGCAGGGTTAGGAACGGTAGAGAGTAAAGATATGATACATATTCTCAACTTCTCCTATGATGGAGTAGTAGGTATCTCTACCCTACAACACGCTAGGCACTCTCTAGGGTTGGCTACAGATTCAGAATCACACGCCGCCGGATTCTTTAAGGGAGGTGCTAATATTGCAGGTATTCTTAAAGCAGATGGACACTTAGCACCAGACCAGAAGCAGCAGATTAAATAGGCTTGGATGATGGCATTTAACCCTAACTATGGTACTCCTAATGGAGTGGCTTTATTGGAAGGTAATTTTACCTTTGAGCCTATTTCAGTGAATCCTTCTGATGCTCAACTGCTAGAAACTAGGCAGTTTAATGTAGTGGATATTTGTAGATTCTTTGGGGTATCTCCAGTAAAAGCATTTGACTTAACTAAATCAAGTTACTCTACTGTAGAAGCCACAGAACTAGCTTTTTTAACTGATACTCTTTCTCCGCTGTTGGAGAAGATAGAGCTGGAATTTGAGAGGAAGCTGTATAAGCCTTCTGAGAAGGATTCTATAGATGTAAGATTTGATACTGCTATGTTACTTAGAGCCGATAAGCAGAGCCTAGCAAATTACTATCAGACACTCTTTAATATTGGGGTAGTTAGTCCTAATGACATTAGAAAGTAGCTGGATATGCCTGCTATTGAGGGTGGTGATAATACATTTGTGCAGGTGAATATTCAGACCTTAGAAAAGGCTCTTTCTCTTAATCCAGATAACACCAATACCATTAAAGAGAAAACAAATTTAACCGATAATCAAGAATAATTATGGAATTTAGAAGCGGAAGTGATATGATTCTTATCCTCAATTTAGAGGATATAAAGGGTAAGCCACTTAGAGTAAATGACTGTGATAGATTTGAGCTATTTGTATGGACTGCAAATAGGAATAACTTTCTGAAGTTTACTAAGAGAGATTTATTAACTGAGGGTAATGTGGATAGAGCTGCTATCCCTAGCGAATGGATGAACACCCTAGAAACTGGTGTAGTATGCTATACTTACAGTTATGCTAAGTTTGATTCAGCTTTTAATCATACTGATTGTATGTATGATAAAGTAAAGGTAGTAACTACTGATTTGATGTGGCGTAACCAGAATTTTAATCAAATTCCTGCTAATCCTATTAACTACAAAACTCTAGAGTATCTAAAGGATTTAATTGAAGAGGAAAGAGTTTAGAGGGAGATAGCAGTAGGAAAGATTAAAAATTACGTCGATGGCGAATATACCAACAAGCTCAATGATGAGATTAAAAGGAGTAATGAAGTTGATATAGAGATACACAAACTTATCAAGTCTAATAAGGCTGATGGGGATACTGCTCACAAAGAGCTAGAAGATAAACTTAATGCAGAGGTAAAGAGAAGCAATGATGTAGATGTAGAAATCTTCAATCTTATCAAGGGTAACAATAAAGATACTGATGATAAGATAGATGATATTACTACTAACTTCAATACAGCCCTTAATACTGAGATTGCTAGAGCTACCACTAAGGAGAATGAGATAGCCACTAACCTTACTACTGAGATTAATAGGGTAACTGCTGAAATCAATACTACTAGAGATAGTGTAGAAGCAGAATCCAACAGAGCTAAGGCTGCTGAAAAGCTGCTTACTGATACTCTTAATGCTGAAATTGATAGAGCTATTGAGAAGGAAAACGCTCTTAACAGTAAGGTAAATGAGCTTATTGAGAATCTAGGTGATGAAATTGAACGCTCCTTAGAAAAGGATAGAGAGCATAAGCAGGAACTTGATATAGAAGTAAACCGTGCTAAGGCAGAAGAGAATAGAATAGATGCAGCTCTTACTGTTGAGGTTGATAGAGCTAAGGCTAAAGAGGATGCTCTTAACGGTGCTATCACCTCGGAAGTAGAACGTGCTAAGACTGTTGAAAAGGATATTACTGATGCTCTGAAGGCTCTTAAATCTTCTGTAGCCGATAAGAATACAGAAGTAACTGATGCTCTTACAGCAGAAGTAACTAGAGCTAAGGCAGCAGAGAAAGCTCTTACTGATTCTGTAGATGCAGAAGTAGCTAGAGCCACAGCTAAGGAGAATAATTTAACTTCTGAAATTGAGAAGGTTAAACAGTCGGTAAGTAATACTGATTCTGTTTTAGCCGATGAAATTACACGCTCTTTAGAAGAGGATGAATCTTTGAGAAGTGGCTTAACAGCAGCTATTAAAGAGTTTACTAAGGCTGATGAATCTCTTTCTAAGAAAGTGGATGATGAGATTAGCCGGGCAACAGCTAAAGAGAATGAGCTAAAGAATAGTATTGATACAGTTAACACTACTGTAGCCAATGTGAATAGCACTCTTTCTACTGTATCTGATAAGGTGGATGCAGAAGTAACACACTCCACTAATAAGGATGCCGAACTTACTAAGGCTCTTTCTGATGAAGTGGCTAGAGCTACTACAAAAGAGAATGATTTAGCCGATGGTATTGCTGCTAATGCTACCTCAATCAACTCTATTAATGCAGCTTTAGATGTAATCAATGGTGAAGGAATTGGCTCTATTAATCACGCTGTAGAAGATAGCAAGCATTATACAGATGATGAGATAGCCAAACTGAAAGCATCTACTTCTACTGACCTTACAAACACTCTTAAAGAGTATGCTACTAAAGCTGATGTGGATGGCAGGATTAAGGATGTTATTGGTACTGCTCCAGAAGCCTTAGATACTTTAGGAGAAATCGCTGAAGTATTGAATGGTAATGGTGATGCTATTGATGCTATTAATGGAGTGTTAGCAGGTAAAGCTGATAAAGCCGAAACCTATACTAAGGCTGATGTAGATGGTAAAGTAGCTACTATTAACTCCACTATTGAAGCTGAAACAAGTAGAGCTACTACTGCTGAATCTACCATTACAACTAACCTTAATACCGAAATCGGAAGAGCTAAGGCAGAGGAAGCCAGAATAGAAGCTAAGGCTGATACAGTGGCTACCGATGTGACTAATGAGGTAACAAGAGCTAAAGCTGCTGAAAAGGTAAATGCTGATGCTATTGCTGCTGAAGTTAAACGCTCTACAGAAGCCGATGTAGAACAAGCTGCTAATATCCTAGCTGAAACCAACAGAGCTACAAACGCTGAAAAGGTATTATCTGATAAGATTGATGTACTGAATGGAGATGCTTCTGTTATAGGCTCTGTAGCTCACGCTGTAGAGGATGCTAAACACTATACCGATGATGAAGTAAATAAGGCTAAAGCTGATGCTGCTTCTAAGTATCAACCTAAAGGAAACTACTTAACAGAGCATCAAGATATTAGTGGACTTGCAACTAAGGCAGAGGTAACTACTGAAACCAATAGAGCTAAAGCTGCTGAATCTGCTTTAACTGATGATATTGCTGCTCTTAGAACTGCTCTAAAGAATAGCATCAAGGTAGAGAATGAATCTTTAATTATAACTCTCTAATGACTTATGAATATTAATAAATTGAATCTCAACGGAGTAGAATACAATCTTACTGATAAGGATGCACAAAGTAAGATTGTATCTCTTCAAGAGAATACATATACTAAGGCTGAGGTTGATAATCTGGTAGATAGTGTAGATGTATCAGACCAATTAGCCGAATATGCTAAGAAGAGTGATATTCCTGCTCCTTATGATGATACGGATGTAAAGGATAGGATTACAGCACTTGAAGGAAAAGAAGATAAAGATACAGTATATGATGATACTGCTCTTACTAATAGGGTTAAGGCTCTAGAGAGCATAGACCATAGCAAATACCTTACAGAGCATTAGGATATATCTACTCTAGCTCCTAAGAGCTATGTGGATGGTAAAGTAGCCGATTTGGTTAACTCTGCTCCAGAAACACTAGACACACTCGGAGAGCTAGCCACAGCTATCACTGAGCATAAGGAAGTAACTGATGCTTTGGATGCAGCTATTACTAAGAAGGTAGATAAAGAAACTGGTAAAGGACTTTCTACCAATGATTATACTGACGCCGATAAAGCTAAGGTAGCAGCTACCCCTTCTTTTTGGGTAGGCTCACAAGCTGAATATGATGCTATAGCTGTAAAAGATAAAAATACATTCTACTACATAACTGAGTAATATGAATGGAACAAGTAAGGAACTAATGGGAGTGTATAGTGAAAGCACTCCTATTAGCTCCATATATCAGGGAATAACGCTAGTATGGTGTAAGCCTTCCGATGAGCCGATTAATGAGCTTATATTTGATGTGGATATTAAAACTAATCAGTTCTGGCTACCTATAGACCCTATGGGAGAAGTTGTAGGTGTAGTAGATTGGGGTGATGGCAAGACAGAGGAAATTACTATGAATGGCTACCCTAATTACACTAAATATCATTTATACACTAAGCTAGGAACTTATAGAGTAACATTCACACTTACAAGCGGAGAGTATAGTTTTAGCGACCACAGATATTCTAACAACACAAATAGAATAACTAAAGTAATTAGCTACGGTAATCAATATCTGACTAAATTTCTATTATATGATGCTAACAATGTATCTGCTCTACCTAAGAACTATCCTTTTAAGGATGGAGCTTTTAAGTTGAGTAATGATGAGTATAATGGAGTAGTGAATTTTGATGGCTTATTTGCCAATTCTACTTTAGTGGGTGAAATCTCTAACTGTAACTTTACACGGATTGAAGGTGATATGTTTAAGGGTAATGATGCAATAGAAGGCATATACAATGACGGAATTAAAGATAATCCGAATCTAGAGTATATAGAATCATTATATGTACCTAATCTAAATTCCGCTAGTGCCATTATGAGCGGAAACAGTAGCCTTCATACTGTAAAGACTGTTACAATGCCTACTAATCATTAGTCCTTTGATATGGGATTAGTAATGTTTGGAGCTGGCACCAGTTCTGCCCTTAGAGAAATGACAATAACCAATATAGGAGATTATAAAAGCTCTACTATCGTAAGATTTGATAAGCTAACTAATTGGGGTGTAAACTCTACTACAGTACCTAAAGCTAAACAGAGCTTAGTGGATAGCCTTATTACCAATACTACAGATAAATCTGGTGAAGCTAAGGCTCTGAGTATTTATCTATCTACGAATACTAAGAACGCTTTAACTAGTGCAGAGAAGGCTCAAATAACAGCAAAGGGATATACAATAGCATAACTATGAAAGAATCTACATACATTACAAAGGTACTACTTCCAGAGGAAGGACACTATATTACACAAGCAGGAGAAGTAGATGCTGAAGAGAGAATATTTAGCAAAGAGGTATTTCTAGCTATTAATGATTCTCCTTCTAATTGGAAAGAGATAACAGAAGAGGAAGCAGATATGATTAGAGAAACCATTAAACACTAATATATTATGAACGATAAAATTACTAAACTGATTCTAGGCGGTAAGGAGTATCTTATTACCGATAAGCAAGCTCAACAGATTTTAGATGTAATCTCTGATGATGTTGAGCAACTTAAAAAGGATGTTGAATTTATGTCTAATCCCGAAAATCTATGGAAGGTAGTAAGATAATCAAGGTATATATTGAGGGTAAGGAGTATGAGATTACAGATAAGAAAGCTCAAACTGTAATCTCTGCTCTTACTAGCCGGATTGATGAGCTAGAGAAAAAGATAGATGAAGTGGATTGTGGAATTTATTGGAGAGAAGTAGAATGATGGAAATTTCTAAAATAACACTTAACGGTATTGAGTATCAGATTAGGGATAAGGAAGCTCAAATAGTAATTAAGCAGCTCCTTAATCGGATAGAGGAACTTGAAGGCGGTAAGGAAGCCGATGGATTCACAGAGGGTACAATCTTTGTAGGAGCTATGGATGAAACCGATAAAGATACTCCTATTACCTATCAGTACCTCACTTCTCTTTTAGAGAATGACAGTACCAATAACAAAGTATTTGCGAATACAGACCAGCCTATTACAGTAAGATATAAATGGCTATCCGATGGAGATAAGCCTAATAAAACATTCTTTGTCTTAGTACCTGCAACACATAAAAATCTCTACTCTATGAGTGGTGGCTGCTAGTGCTTCAATGGGTGGGGGGGTGGTTATAATTTTGTAAATATTTATTTTTCTTCTTGTTATTAGAAAGAAACACTCTTTTGGGTC